CCTCTCTAGCGAGGACTGGTACTTCTGAACTGGCTCCGCAGAGCCCTCAAAACACCGTCCTGCGTACCGCCATGTGCCGCCCTGTCGCTTGAACGTAAGGTAGGTCGGCTGCCAGCGTCCGTTGACATCCTTTGCGGTGCTGATTTCTCCGCCCACCTGCAACAGGCCTGCGCGGTTTGTGCGTGGCGGTAAGACGTCAAGAAAGTAGCCAATCAGGTCCTCGTCTACCTCGTCGCCCGGTTCGAGATAGTCCTCTGCGGTCGGGAGGCCGCTCTCAAACCATTTCCCGAGCGTCTTGAGGCCGGTTCCTGCGCACTCTGCGCGTTGCCTCTCGACTTCGTTGGCAATTAACGCCATCTGCGTGTTGCTCAAAAAAATGTCGCTGCCGTCGTC